TAAGCCCTGACTCCGGAAACGGACTAAAAATTAGAAGTATAAAAAGAATATAAAAACTAAAACAAAAAAAAATGGCAATTTTAAATACACCATCTTTTGGTCTTACTCCTAGTTCGGAGCAAGTTCCATTATCAACAAACTACATTACTAACTTCAACTTTTTGAATCAGTATCTTCCTGATACTTATGAGAAAGAATTTGAGCGTTATGGTAATCGTACAGTATCTTCATTCTTGCGTATGGTAGGAGCAGAGATGCCGTCAAACTCAGACCAAATAAAATGGGCAGAGCAAGGTCGTTTACACACTAAGTATACAAACTGTCTTTCGCTTTCAGCATTAAATGCAAATGCTGCTACATTTACCGTTACTGTTCCTGCTGCTCCTGCTGTAGGTGCAATTGGAACAGGAAATAATATTGCAATCCGTAAGGACCAAACAGTTATGATTTATGATAATGCTACAGGATTATCAAATAAAGCAATTGTTACTGCTACTCCTACTTTAGTAACAGCAACAACGTTTACTCTTGCAGTTTCTTATTATGAAACAGGAGGACAAACATTTCCTGTCTCTTCAACTTGTTCTGTTTGGGTATATGGTTCAGAATTTAAAAAAGGAACTGCAGGAATGACAGGTTCTTTAGAAGCTGAAGATGAAATCTTCTCTAACAAACCTATTATCATTAAAGATAAGTATGCAGTAAATGGTTCGGACATGGCTCAAATTGGTTGGGTTGAAGTAACTACTGAAAATGGTGCTTCAGGATACCTTTGGTACTTGAAATCAGAGCATGAAACTCGTTTACGTTTTGAAGACTATCTTGAAACAGCAATGATAGAAACAGTTCCTGCTGAAACAGGTTCAGGAGTAGCTACTTTATTTGGTGCAGGACAAGGCGGTTCTGAAGGAGTTTTCTATGTAGTAAATAACCGTGGAAATGTATGGGGAGGTGGTAATCCAACAACTCTTGCTGATTGGGACACTGTTATATCTCGTTTAGATAAGCAAGGTGCTATTGAAGAAAACGTACTATTTGTTAATCGTGACTTTGGATTTGACGTTGACGATATGTTAGCAGCACAAAACTCTTATGGAGTAGGTGGTACTTCTTATGGTCTATTTGACAATGACAAAGACATGGCTTTAAACTTAGGCTTCACAGGATTCCGAAGAGGTTATGATTTCTACAAGACTGATTGGAAATACTTAAATGATCCAACAATGCGTGGTGCTATGCCTACAGGTGCAACTGCAAAAGGGAATGTTACAGGACTTTTAGTTCCTGCAGGTTCAACTAATGTATATGACCAAATCATGGGTAAAAATGCAAAGCGACCTTTCTTACATGTTAGATATCGTGCTTCTGAAGCAGAAGATAGAAAATATAAGACTTGGATTACAGGTTCAGCCGGAGGTGCTCAAACTAGTGACTTAGATGCAATGGAAGTTAACTTCTTATCTGAGCGTGCTGTTTGTACTTTAGGTGCGAATAACTTTGTATTATTCCGTTACGGAGCATAATAACAAATGATTAAATAAAGAGAGGGACATCAGTGTCCCTCTCTATTTTTTTAGTAACAACTTAAATTAAATAAAATGAAAACAAACACAACATCAGTAGATAAGACCTACAAATTAAAAAGCAATGCAACGCCAATATCTTTTACGTTGCCATCTAGAAACACATCTAGATACCCACTTCTTTATTTTGATGAAGAACAAAACATTAACAGGCCTTTGCGATATGCAAGAAATCAAAAATCACCATTTGAAGATGAGCAAGATGGAAATTTTCTTCTTGAACCAATAATCTTTGATGATGGGTTTTTAACTGTTCCACGAACAAATCCTGTTCTACAACAATTCCTACATTATCATCCATTAAATGGAAATGCTTTTGTAGAAGTAAACAAAACAATTGATGCTGCAAAAGAAGTTGAAGATTTAAACTTTGAAGTAGACGCATTAATTGAAGCAAGACAGTTAAGCATTGAGCAACTTGAAGTAGTAAGTAGAGTAATGTTTCAAAAAGATGTTACAACCGTATCAACTGCAGAGTTGCGTAGAGATGTATTAATATATGCTAAAAGAGAACCTAAATCATTTTTAGAAATACTTAATGACCCTTTACTTAAATTACAATCAAATGTGCAATTATTTTTTGCTCATAATTTATTGCAATTTAGAAATGGTCAAAGAGAAGTATGGTATAATACAAAGAGCAATAAGAAGAAAATGATGAGCATACCATTTGGTGAAGACCCATATGAAACAGTTGCTTTATTCTTAAAATCAGATGAAGGTCTTGAGGTTTTAAAGTTTTTAGAAATAAGTCTAAAATAATTGCTATATTTGCATTGTTATTAACAACTAAAACATTTTAAAATGAACAGAAAATTTTTACAATTTACTATTGGAGCAGCGAGTTCTTTAGTAAAACATTTATTCTCAGCTAACGCTGATTATTTTATCACAATGCCTAGTACTAGTACATTGTTGCTTCATGCTTATTCAGCACATGCAGGGTCTGATGTAATTACAATTACGTTTACTACTGCTGATGCTACTTATGAATCTCACTATGCAGTTATCAATGCATTAGCTTCTGCTAATAGCGCGGGGTCTAATCCTACTGCGATTATTGTTCCTGCATTACCAATGGTTGGATCTACGCAACAATTAATTACTTCTGTAAATATTGCATAAGACTAATTAATTTAAAAACAAAGAGGCACTTTAATAGAGTGCCTTTTTTTTTATTATCTTTGTAGTATGATAAACTCTGTAAGGAATACTGTAATTGCTATTTTAAATAAAAATAACTACGGATATATTTCTCCATCTGATTTTAATTTGTATGCCCAACAAGCACAATTAGAATTATTTATGAAATATTTTTCTGATTATAATGCAATTATAAACAAGGAAAATGCTAGGGGGTCAGGAACAGATTATGCCGATTTTGGAAAATCTTTTGCTGAACAAATGGAAGAGTTTATAGTAACGAACTCATTAACAAACACATCAGTAACTACTACTTTATCAAATACATATTATCTCCCATCTTTAACAACTACAGGAGATGAAGAGTATTTAATAAATAAAGTATTGTGCTACTCTAAAATACTCACAAGTGGTGTAAACACATCTGTTGTTGCATCACAATTAATAGATTCATCAGCTAATTTTTCTTTAGCAGGAGTTTCAGTTGGAGATATTGTAACTAATACTTCAGTTGCTCCAATGGTAACAGCTACAGTAACATCTGTAAGTGCTACAATACTAGGGCTTTCTGCAAATATATTTACATTAGTACCTCAATCTTATAGGATTGTTGATACTTCAGTTCAAAATGAAGCGGAAAAAGTTACAGCAGGAAAGATAACATTATTAAATATGTCACCTATCACATCGCCATCTGTTAACTATCCCGCATATACTCAAACAGGTGACTTAATAACTTTTTATCCATCAAGTATTATAAACTTACCATTGCAAGTTGAAGCAACTTACTTTAGGTATCCTAAAGTACCTAAGTGGACATTTACTTCTTTAGCGGGTGGTGAGCCTGTCTTTAATCCATCGCAACCTGATTATCAAGATTTTGAAATAGGAATGCAAAATGAAACTTCATTAGTTGTTAAGATACTTCAATATTGTGGTATATCAATTAGAGAAACATTAGTTGCTCAATTTGGAAAGCAAGAAGAGATGGAGAACAATGCACAAATACCATAATATATAAAACATGGCGTATATATCACAGTATGAATATTATGAGAATAATGGAAACAATCCCGAGGACTTAAATTGGGGTTCGTACCAATATGTTAGTTTAGCTGATATAGTAACTAACTTTCTTTTAATGTACTCAGGAAATCATTCTTTAGTAAACAACGAAGAAAGATATAAGATATTGTTCCACGCAAAACGTGCAGTTCAAGAACTAAACTATGACGCATTTAAAGAAATAAAAATATTAGAATTAAATGTTCCAAATACATTAAGATATATATTACCTTCTGACTATGTTAATTGGGTA